CAAGTTAATACACTAGCACTGTTTTGATTAAATGTACCTGCACCTGTATTAACTTTTAACACATTGTCTTCTGTTGTGTCTACATAAACTTGTCCAGTTCTTAGCGTACTGTATTGTGATTGCTTAGCCAATGTAGCGTAATCAAAGATAATACCGTTTAAAGATATGATCTGTTGGGCGTTAACTTGGTTTAAGAATAGACGTAAAGAGTTGATCAGCTTATTCATATAAACCTGATCGTACTTATCTGGCGCAACGGGAAACGCTGGCGGATTCTGATTCTGTAGCATTCCCATGTTAGCCCCTTAATCCATCTGACTTCCAATCAAACCTATGTATACCCGACTGCCAAGATAGATTTAACTGATTACTTGCTATGGTAAAGAATATCTGTCTGCCCCGCACACGGATATTCACTTGTCCAGTAAACTGCTCAATCGTGGCAGTAGCTACTGAGTTATTGTAGTAGGACACAGTACCTGTTTCTGTGACCGTACCCGTGCTGACATTACCTATAGACTGAGGTGTATAAGCTCCTGTACCTGAGTTGTACATAGGATAAAAGCTCATGGTTACCTGTGGATTAGTGGCAGTAGATCCATAGAACGTAAAGTCTGGCAATATACGGTTGATAAAAGATGCCGCTCCACTGCCGTCCTGTACATCAAACTCGGAAGATGTAATGTAAGTATTCAGAGCCGTAGCGGTTCCTGTCTCGTTATTGTTGTATCCACTCTCATGGAATACAAGTGTATTGTTTCCTGTAGCACCAACGGGATAGTTATATAAACCATTTTGTAGCCAAGCAGTACGGCATAGGTATCCATAGTACCAAATATCTAATTCATAGTTGTATATGACATAGGTATCGTTGTATCCGTTAGAAGAAGAGTTAGATGTATAGAACCACCACACTTCGTTGAACTGTTCGTTCGTTCCCGCACAGACTTGTTGGTATTGAGCCGTGTTGATATTATCAAATATAAACTTCTTGAGGTCGCATCTCAGCGTAGTCAAAGCACCATCGTACTTATAGAACTTACCAAATCCCATCCAGTAAGCTGCGCCGTTTGCATAGACCGCTGCATTGGGGCTGACGATAGATTGCGTTTCACCGACCAAAGTAAATGTCCATACCGCAGGAGTTCCTACATACTGTCCACCATATATAGATGAATCTGTATATACAAGAATCTGTTGGTTCATCTGTAAAGCGGTAATGATCTTTGTCCCGTGGGATAACGGTATAGAACCTGCCTGATTGGTTGTACTAGGAGTCCAGGTCGTTACGCTTTCCTGGTCTGACCAACGCACAAGCATAGGGTTAAATGTAGAGCTTGCCGTATCGTTTGTTCCAAATACAAGAATAAATCTACTTGAATCAGAAACAATAATCCAGTTTGCATTGATCGGCAAATCTGTTCCGCCAAAGGATAAAGTAGCCGCACCGTTGGTTGCAGTTGCAGCCTGGGATAAAGTAAGACTTGTCCCACTTATTGTCGCTACAGTTGTACCAAAGGGTATACCCGTACCTGTAACTATAGATCCTTGGTAAATGCTTGAGTTCGCAGCAGATAAAGTAACCGCAGTAGATGTTGCAGTAATGCTTGCCGTCTGAGTTGTGATAGGTATAGTAGCCAAAGATATGGCGGGTGTAGTCAAACTATTGCTACCGTACCAGTAATATATTGGGCCGCCAATAGGATTGAATATCAAATCTTGTCCGTTATTGTCTTGTGACCATAGGCGAAGTGGGATAGCTTGAGTAGCGCCATTTCCCCATGTTCCACCACCCCAAGCACCTGCGCCCCATCCAGTCTGAACTTGTGTAAGCGCTGGGCCTGTATTGATCTGGTATGTTGCCACTACTGCTGATCCACCGCCTGATCCCGTTGCGTTGGCAGTCGTTGCCGCCGTCACGGTATAAGTCGTAGGAGAAAGTCCCACAACAGTAATCTGATATGAACCGCTCAACGTAATACCGTTTACAGTCGTAGCACCGCTAAAAGATACAAAGTCGTTATTAAGATAACCACCCGTGGTATCTGTAACCGTTACCACCCGTGAGCCGTTTGTCGTAGCAAAAGGATTAGATCCAAGAGTAACCACAGCCCTGATCGGCGTGATATCGTAGTAAGCACCACCAAGCTGAACATAGAATTTAAGGTTTGTTCCTACACCAATATAGGTTAGGTAAGACAAAGTAACCCAAGACCAAAGAGAACGGCATACACCTAAAAACGCAGAGGTAACAACTGGAACCCATCCGCCTATACTCTCAGGCATACCTTGGCGGAAACGAACTAAATTAGATTCGTACCATCCCGTCACATATCCAGCCGCATTGTTAACCCCCAATAGCTGAGTAGCGTATCTGGTATTTTCCCTGTTAACCCCAGGGCGGACAACAATATCTTTTAAACTCACGGCTATTCCTCTTAAGCAAAGACTGATGCCGCATGGTTAGTTAAAGCAATGCGATCCTCTAGTCCTATTGTCCCACCATTGATCTTCTTGGTCAACGCTACCCAGTCTTTTTGATCTGCTAAAACATTACATCCATGCGTCTTCCAAAACCATCCACCAGACATGGCGGCGTACATAGGCGTAGCCACCAGATCAGGCTGAGCTACAAAGTCCATATTAATAGCTTGTCCACAATGCCAATAATTGTCATGTCCTGTAAGTTGGATAACCCCTCTGCCACGGAAACGATAACCATCTCCGCTTGCCTCATCACGGTTGCCCATACGCCCTGAATAGACTTTATTAGCAATTTTTTGTGGATTATGTGCATAGTCGTTCACATTTGAGGCATTGAAACGGGTTGGCCATAGCTTCATCAATGTCTCAGCCTTGTAGTTTAGATTCTCCTCCAGGAGTCTAAAGTTACCTGATTCATGTGAGCATTGGGCTATAAAGGCAGAAACCTCTTCTTTGGAGTTAATGCCAAAAGCTGCAAGGGTAGTATTGATAGGTTCTACCCATTCAGACCCAATTTTTAGTAAGCTTAATTGTTGTGCCGTTACGTTCATTTAACACCCTTGTTAATTATTTCCCTGACGCTGTTGTACTGTTGGATACAGGAGTTGAGCTGGATGATGGCTGAGTCCCCGTCTGCTGCGATGGCGATAAGATCTTTAACAGTCTGTCGCTCAATGTCGGATTCTGGGGCTGAATCTCTGGAGCCAGGGGCGGCATTTGAATTGGCTTGTACGGCACAGGTGGACGGGAGGCGCAACTCGCCAGAATCAGCACGAGCATTAAGACTAACTTGTTTAGACTGTACTTCATCTTTGGCTTTCCTTAAGGCTGAATTTGCTATATCAATTTTCTTGCTTAACTCTACTTCTTTTGCTCTGGCTTCTGTGTTGAGTCGTTCGATTTCCACTCTGTCTTCCTCAACTCTTTGTTCATATCCTTGATGATGAGCATAACCATACACGCCACCAAGTGCACAAAGCAAAGCCAAAATAATATAAGGGTTAGGTAGTCCAAACATATCACCTCAAGTCAGCTTTTAAGTTTGCTATACGCTCACGCTCTTCCTCATCCAAGACGGGCGGGGTTTTAGGCGGAGGCGGTGGAGTCCATCCAGATCCAGATACAAATGATATTTCCTTGACAGGCGGAGCTACATACGCATCTTTACCAGCTTTGACGTTATTCATCATAGCCGTTGCCTCATTGGTCAAACCCTTGGTCATAACACCACCGATACCGCCTACGATCAATAGGACAATATCATTGAGCATCTTGGTAAAAGCCTGGTCTATAGGAGCCATAGCCTTGATAGGTTGGCTTACAAACATCACGCTATAAATAAGGGTAACTACTATAAAAAATAGTATGAGAGTTACCATCACAATAACAAAAGCCCTGACACGGGCTTCTATCTCATCGGCAGTTAGTCGTGGGCTGCTGTTGGGGGTTAGCAGGAGCAGTAGTAGTTCCTTCAATTTTCTTCTCCAGTATTGGGGCTACAAGGTATTCGGGACAGTCTTGGGTGAATTCACAACGGGGATGCTGGCACTGAGCAGCGCCGAAATGGTCTGGGTCTTGGCAGTAATAGCGGTATTCATCGTGACACCCCGCTAATAATAAAATCAATAAAGCGCATATTCTCATTCTTTATCTCTTTGTTTTTCAAGCTCTTTCTTAAGCTTTTCAATCCGTTTCACATCTGCCTGTATGAGTATCCGCTCCTGGCGTATATCCATGTACAAAAGTCCAAGCACGGGCAAAATGAGAACAAATAGTAACGCCAATATGATAATTGTTATTACATAGCCCCAGTCATTTGATTTATTGCCCACATCAGACCCATAAAGTATATTGCTACTATTGCTACTGCTATTGTTGATGCCGTCCTAAACCAAAGCCGATCCGCCGCCTCTCTCTTCTCTGCCTCGATCTCCCTCCTTCGTCTGAACTGTGCTTGCTTAGCCATTGCCTATTCGTTGGCAATTGTCCCAATCATCTTGTTCACACGGGTGTACAAATCCTTGAGTTCAGGGGGAACGTGGTAAACCATGTACTCCCTAAGTTCTACCTGCATCTCTTCCATTTGAGATAGAGCTAGAACCCTTTGAACTGCCTTCTCAGTCTGATCACCCGTAGGATCGTAGACCGTCCTTGACTTTTCCTCTTCTTCTGCAATGTGATCTTTTAGCGTGTTGTACGCTTTAAAGAACGCTGTGATTTGTTTACCAATTTCTGCATAAATAGCGGGAGCATTAAACTCTTCTGCTTGTTTTTTCTTTTTCTTTACTTCAGCAACTGGTTTTTCGTCAACCTTGGGAGCTTGAAAAAGACTTGCAATCCATCCAAATATCCCAGTAACTTCCTTGCCAATTGCTTTAACTTCGTTGGCTGTCTTTACTACATCTTTAACTACCGCCTGTCCCTCACGGAACATTTCACAACCCTGTTTGACTAGCTTCAGGGCTGTGCTGGCGGCGGCTATGAGAGTAAAT